GATCGGCAGGAGGTCGAGCCAGCCGGCGGCCGAGACCGCTGCGAAGCGGTTGCCGTCGTCCGGCACCGAGTTGTTGCCGAACCATGCGAACACGGTGTCGATCTTGGCCTGGGTCAGGCCGGTGCCGCCGTGCGCGATGGTGTTGGTGGTGGTGTCGAGCGCGGTGGTGATGAGCTCGTCGGACTTGCGGCCGAGCGCGTAGGCGCCGGCGTCGGCTGCGACCTGGCGCTCGTCGATGTTGATCTTGAGCTCGTCCAGCTTGTCGATGTAGTCGCCGGCGTACCAGTCCTGCAGCGTCACTTCGACGGGGTCGTGCGGCACTTCCATGGTGGTGATTTCGGCGTGGCGGGCCTTCTGGACAGCGACGCCGGTGCCGACCTTCTGGAAGGTGGTCGAGGATCCGGTGACGTTGGACTTGGTGCGGACGGTGTTGCGCAGCTTGGAGCCCATCCGCTGGTAGGCAACGTGGACGTCGCTCTCGTACTGCTTGATGAAGGCGTCGGAAACTTCCTGTGACATGGTGCAATCCTTCGGGTTGAGGGGGTCGTCCGAAGGTTGTTCCGCAAGGCGGGGGCTCTGCCCGAGTTGTTCCCCGAAATCACGGGCCGTCGACTGGCCGGACTATTCGCCCCGCGTGGCTCGACTGTCAACGTTGCTTGATGAGGCCGTGGAAAGCGCGATCGTAGCCGAGCCGCTCGTAGAGCCTGAGCACGCGGTCGTCGTCGATGCCGCTCGAGATGCCGAGCGTCCAGTCCTGCGCGCCCGTCGAGCGGGCCCAGTCCTCGAAGGCGGCGAGCATCAGGCGGACGGCGCGCATGCTCCTGTAGGCTGGCGAGACATAGAAGCCGACGTCGGTCACCGTCTTGGCATAGCTGAAATAGTGCTCGTGCACGGCGCCCATCAGATAGCCCTCGAGCCGGCCGGTGACGCTGTCGGCCAGCCCGATGCAAAAGTAGCCGGGATCGTGCAGCGCCTTGGCGAACAGCTCGTCGACCTTGGCCAGCGCCAGCGGGTGGCGGCGGTAGGCGCTGGCGTTGTGGAAGTCGGCCGCCAGCCGCAGCACGTCGGGGTGGTCGTCCGGCACCAGCCGCCGCAGCCTGCCCTCGGGCATCAGGCCGATTTCTTGTCGGGGTAGAGCTTCTTGTAGCCGTCCTCGACCTGCTTGACGAAGGCGGCGTCGCGCTGCGCCGGGTTCCAGTAGCGCGGATCCTGCTGCATCGTGCGCAGGCTCTCGAGCGTCACCTCCGGCTCGGCGCGGCCGGTGGTGTCGGCGGCGGCCGGCGAGCCCAGCCCGGCGAGGCGCTCGAGCAGCTTGATGCCGTCCGGGCTCGAGCCGATCGACTTCAGCGCGTCCATCTCGCCGGGCGACTTGGCGGTCTTGGTGGCCCAGGCGTCGACGGCCGAGATCCGCGCCTTGAAGTTGTCGCCGAGCTGCGCCTTGAGGGTCTCCTCGGGGATCTCTTGCGGCTGCATCTTGTCGATGTAGGTCTCGATCGCCTTGGCGAACTTCTCCTGCGGCAATCCCGCCTCGAACGCCTGCTCGCGCCACCACCCGACCATCGGGTGGGCGGCCAGCTCGGTCGCGTCGATGCCCTTCAGCTCGGGCAGCTTGTACTCGTCGACGGTTTTCGGGCGGCCGGTCGCCATCTCGTCGGCGATCTGCTTCTTGAGGTCCTCGGTCTTGGTGTTGAACCGGGTCTCGAGCTCGCCGTAGCTGGTGACGAAGGTGGCGAGGTCGGGCTTGCCGTCCTTCTTGAACTTGTCGGGGAAGGCGACGCCGGCGAACGGGTCGGGCGCGCTCTCGAAGCGCTTACTCTCGCTCGCGGACGGGGGTAACGGGGGCGGAGGGGGGGACGCGGGGGGCGGGCTTGGTGGTTGATCCGGCATTGAGTTGCTCCCTGTGGTGCGCAGCGATGCGCTGCGAGATCACCCCGACGACAAACCGCATGCCCTCGAGGTGTCGCAGCTCGCCGTCGGTGACGAACGGGCCGCACGCCCGTTCTATCGAGATCGAGCGGAGGTAGTCCAGCGCCGCCTTGCCGGCGTCGCCGCGGAAGGTCAGCGCCATCAGCTCGTTGAGGCGGCGCTGCTCCTCGATCGAGCGGACCTGGCCGTCGGGCCCAGGCGGGTTGTCGCGCAGGTCACGCGACATCGTCGTCTTCGACCTTCCAGATGATGACCTCGAGCAGCGCCTCCTCGTCGGTCTTGCCTGATGTGTTGGCGCAGCGCTCGTTCATGTCGGCGAAGGTCAGGCCGGTCCTGCCGCACCTGATGCATCTGCCGACGAACGCGCCGCCGTACGGGCTGGTGCGCTCGAGCGCGTGCAGCGACGGCTGCAGGCTGGTGAGCGCGCTGTAGAATTGCTCGTTACGCGGCATTGGCGGCGACCGGCATCTGGCCCGGACCGCCCTGCCCGCCCTGCGCGCCGCCCTGCATGCCGGCGGCCGCGGGATTGGCGGCGAGCTGCGACAGGTCGGCCTCGCCGGCCAGGCCCGGCGTCGTCTGGCCCTGCTGGCTGAGCTGGTCGACGAAGCCCTTGATCTCGGCGGCCTTGCGCACGAAGCGGCTGGGCACGCCGAGCTTCTCTCCGACATAGGGCGTGGCGTCCTCGCCCTTGATGAACAGGTTGACCATCTGCGGCCCGAAGTTCTTCTGCACGAAGGTGATCAGCCGGTCGATGTTGAGGATGTCCTCCTGGTCCTGCGCGCGGGCGAGCGGCGAGGTCGCGGTGACCTTGACCTCGCGGCCGTTGACCACCGGCAGCTTGATGGCGCCGAGGTCCTTGAGGATGAACACCACCCGCTGCATGACGGGGAAGATGAACTCGCCCATCAGGCGGCCGAAGGCGCTGCCGATCTGCCGCGACAGGTCCGCCATGCGCTCGGCCACCTCGGTGGCGCTCATCGGCGTCCGGTTGGGGTTGCCGAGCATGTCGTTGTAGAGGGCGCGCTTGATGTTGGAGCGCTGCTCGTCGAGGACGAGGCCGGCAACGTCGAAGCGGCCGCCGGCCTGCACGGCCTCGATGCCGCGGGAGCCCGGCGCTCTAGGAATGACAGTACCCGGAACGAGTTCAACCGTATCGACATTGACCGTGCCATCGTCGTCCATGTTGTAGATGCCCGCGATCGACATCTGGGCGTTCTCGAGGACCATCTGCACCACGAGATTGCAGGTCTTGATCGCCGGCATGGCGTTCATCAGCGGGCCGCGGCCCCACACCGAGCCGGCCTCCTTGCCCCACCTGAAGCAGATGATCGGGCAGGATCCGGTGCCCTCGTACTTCTGCTGAAAGACGATCTCGTTGTCGGCCTGCCGGCACATCAGGGTGCGGTAGTGGCACTCCTCGTTGGGCTCCGACCAGTCGCGCATCACCGCGTCGACGAAGTCCCACGCTAGCCCCTTCTCGCGCCAGTCGCGCAACTTGTCGGCCGGCATGGTGTGGTCGGGGAACTTCACCTCGAACTGGTCGGCCGTGTAGGTGCGGACGCGGAAGAACTGGTCGAGCATGTCGAACGGGCCGTTGGCCACGAACAGCTCGTTGATCGGGATGGCGTTGAAGCGCAGCGGGTTGACCGCGGTGCCCTTCTCGACCTCGATGGCGCCGAGCGTCACGGCCAGGTCGAGGAACGCCTCGGCGCTCTCCTGCGGGAAGTTGGAGGCGTTGAGCACGTCGAACACGAACTCGGTCACCGCCTCGAGGTCGCGGTTGACGATCTCGCGGTCGGCGGCGTCGATGTCGAGGCCGGCGCTCAGCTTGGCCCAGCGCGTGAAGTTGGGGACGATGCCGGCCTGCAGGCGGCTGGCGAACTCCTGGGTGGCGACGATCGCCGTCTCGTCGAAGATGTCGTCGATCTCGCTGTCGGCGTCGGTCGAGAAGAAGGCGCCGCGGCCGGGCATGGCGTAGCGCATGGCCTGGTCGAAGCGGGCCTCCTTCGGCGATCGCAGCTGGCGGGCGCGGGCATAGGCCCGCATCACGAAGTCGCGATTGGGGTAGCCGGCCATCTAGCCGCCGAGCGGCGTGTAGTTGGGAGTGCCCTCGGCGCCGGTCAGCAGCGAGCGCATGCCGCCGCCGCGGATGGTGCGGCGCTCGGCGACGACCGCCTTCTGCTTCTCGGCGGCGAGGCGGTCGAGCTCGCGCTGTCTCGCTTCCATCTGCGCCTCCTTGACGGCCGGGTCGGGCTTCGGGGCTTTGGGAAAGCACATGAGCGTCACCAGTTCTTGAGGGCGACCTTGCGGCGGCGCTTACTTAGCGCCGCATGGGCTAACACGTCAAACCGGTGCGGCGCCCGCGTCACCTTCTGGGCGGCGCCCTGGACCAGCGCGCGGCCCTCGCCGCCGCCCAGCATCATGTACTGGCCGGCGTCGTGGACGTGGCTGAAGCGGTTCTTGTTGGGCGCCGTGTCGTAGCGCTCGGCGCCCATCACCGCCATGCGCCTGTAGTGGTAGCCGCCCTCGGCGCCGGCGATGAAGTTGCGGCACGACGGGTCGATCAGGATGCCGGGATGCTTGTCGACCAGCCGCTCCATCGGCTGGGTCATCGCCTCGATCCTGAGCACCGGGTCGTTGGTGGCGGTCGGGCGCACGAAGAAGCCGGCGCGCTTGAGCACCCTGAACGGGGTGTCCTCGTCGGTGCCGACGCGGTTGTCGCCGGTCGGGTCGCCCCAGAACGAGTAGTCGCCGCCGCCGAGCTCGGC